GCCCTTGCCGGTGACCTCGTTGACGATCGTGTTGACGACGTCGCCGATGGTGACGCCGGACACCTCGTCCTGAGTGACCGTCAACCGGTAGTTGGAGGACGACGACCCCTTCAGGGAATCGGACAGCTGCTTGCGGTCGGAGCCGTTCATCAGCGTCCGGTCCGGGTCGGCCTTCACCGACTGGTACAGCGACGCGAACGCCGCCTGCCACTCGGTGCCCGGGTTGGACGTGGACAGGGCCGCGTTGAGCCGGTTGACGTAGCCGCTGTTGGCGCCGGTGCAGATCGGCAGGATGCCGTCGTAGCCGTTGGCGTACGCCGTGGTGTCCGCGGTGACCGTGGACGCCGCGGTGCCGGCGGTGGGCAGGGCGCCCTGGATGGTGAACGTGTTGTAGCCGGAGCGGCCGGCGTACCAGCGGGAGGCGTCGCCGGGGTCGGAGGCGCCGGTGGACACGTAGATCCGCACACCGGTGGCTCCGGCGGGCAGGGTGCAGGTGACGTCGATGACCTGCCCGTTGGACGCGGCGACGTTCGCGGCGGTGGACAGCGTCGACTGGCCGAAGTCACCGGCGTCGGCGGTGACCTTGACGTACACGTTGGTGGTGATGCCGGAGATGCCGGTCTCACCGGTGTTCGCGGAGCGGGCGTTCAGGTTGACGCCGGTGGGGGCGGACAGGGCGCCGAGGAAGCCGGAGGCGGTGCCGCGGCCCATGAGGAGCATGCGCTCCTCCAGCAGCATGCTGGAGTACATGAGGCTGGTGCGGGACAGCTGGCGGATGTCCTGGAATCCCTGGCCGGCGTACTGCGCGGACCACGTCACCTCGTCGGAGACGGAGAACTGCGAGTACGGCACGACCTGGTCGTCACCGGCGTACGAGATCTTCGGGCCGCGCGCGTAGTACAGCGAGTTGCTGGCGCCGGACGGGGCGAAGTTCGTCTGGGTGGTGTCGGCGATACCAGGGTGCAGGTTCGCGACACCGCCGGTGCCCGTGCCCGTGAAGCCGGTGATCCGCTTGAAGCGGTGCGACAGACCGACGCCCTTACGGCGGGCGATCCGGTTCCGCAGCGGAGTCGGCCGCGGAGTCAGCGTCTTCGCCGGGGCCTCGAGGTCGAACGCGACCAGACCCGAAGAGAGCGGGCTGCCGGTGGTGATGTCCTTGACCAGGTCCGGCTGCTGGCTCTTGAGCTGGTCCAGGGCGTCGGTGACGGAAGCGAGGGCCTCCGCACTGATGCCCTTGGTCAGCTCCGGCGCTTCGAGCGCCTTGGTGAGCATGCCGTAGGCGTTGGTCGGCCGGGCGGTGAAGTCGATGCCGTGGCCGGCGGCGAACGCGGACGTGACGTCCTGCGGGCCCAGCACGCGGGTCGGGGCGGAGTCGACGGCCTTCATCAGCTCGTCGAAGCGGGTCGCGACGTCGGCCTTGCTCAGCTTCGGCGCGTCCGGGGAGTCACCGAAGAGGACTTCGGCGTTGGGCAGAGCCACAGCGGGCTCCCTTCATGAAAAAGACCCCACCGGGGTGGGGTCGGGAGACGATCGGGTGGAGGGGTTGCGCTTAGGCGTCGGCCTTGGCCAGGAGTTCCTGGGCCTTCTCGCGGTAGCCGTCCGCGAGGTAGCGGTCGCTGCACTGGTCGGCCTTGGCGAGGAACTCGCTTGCCTGCGCGCGGAGGAGGGTGGCGTCGCTCTTGCGGGCCTCCGCCTCCTGGAGAGTGGTGCGGGTGAGCACCGGTCCGCCCGGCTGCGGCAGAGCCTTCAGCTCGTCGATGGTCTGCTGCGCCTTCACCAGGTCGGCCGCGAGCGCCTTGGTGCGCTCCTCTGCGGCGGACTCGGCCTTTGCGACAGCGGCCTCGATCAGCTCGGTGACGTCTGCCTTGGTGAGCGTGGGGGTCTCGGACTTCGACGCCTCGCCGGCGTTGTCGTCGTCGGCCTCGTCTTCGCCGTCCTCGCTGCCGTCGGTGGCGGCGGGGGCGGGGGTCTGGGGGGTCGGGTCGTCGGAGCGGCCCATGTCGGCGTCCTCGCCGCCGGCCTGCTCGGCCTCTTCGCGGCACTTGAACCAGCGGAGGGCCTCAGCCGCGGAGCACAGGAGCTGGATGTCGCACAGCTCGTCGAAGTTGCCCTGAGCGAGGGACTCGGCCTCGCTGATGATGAGCTGCGCGATGGCGGCGATGGCGGCGGTGGCGCCGTTGATGTCCCCGGTCTCGTCCTCACCGCCACCGTCGCCGTCGTCGGCCTTGGCCAGTGACGGGGCGAGGGCGCGGACGTCGCGCAGGACCTGCTCGGCCTTGGCTACGAGTTCCGTGTCGGCCTCGGTCTTCGCGACTGCCTGCTCGGCGTCGTCGGCCTTGGTGGCGTCCTTGAGGGATCCGTCCGAGTTCCAGTTGTCAGGCACCATGGCCTCCAGTCCGAGCGCCTTGGCGCGTGTGATGACGTGCTTTCGGATCTTGTCGTGGTCGGCGCCGCCGCGGCCGACAGCCTTGATGGCCTTCCGCAAGTCGGCCTTGGTCTTGATGGGGTAGGAGCCGTCCGGCATCGCGGCGCCCGAGGCGGCCGCCTTCCTGCGGCCGGCGGCGGACAGATCCGCCTTCTCCACGGTCGGCTCGGGTGCGGCGGTGACGTGGACGTTGACCGTCAGATGCGGCGCCTCACCGTCCGCCTTCGCCGTCTCCACGGTCTCCGCGGTGACGGTCGCTCCCCCGTCCGCGAGGCGAGCCAGCGCCTCCTTCACCGGGGTGGCGAGCCGCTCGTACAGCTCCTGCGGCAGTCCGAACGCTTCGGCGTCGGACTTCTCGACCACCTGGGCGTCTTCGACGAGCGCGAGGTCCTCAGCGCCGTCTGCCTTGGCGATCTCGAACAGAGTCGTGGGATTGCACGGCCGGTCGACCACGGAGATTTCCACGATCGACCCGGCCGTGACCAGGCCGTTCGGCGCCTCCGCCTTCCCCATCTCGACCCTGGGGGCCTTGATGCCCACGGAGAAGCCCTTGAGGACTCCGGTCTCGACCTTCTTGACGGCTACGGGATCCACGATGTGCGCGGCGATGTAGTGCGCTCCGTCATCGCCCTTGGACAGGCCGATGCCGACACCGACCGCGCGCTTGGCATCGTGCTGCTCGCGGACGTTTCCACCCTCGGCCATCCACTGAGGCATGGCCTCGTCCAACCAGGCGTCGTCGAGGCGCTGGTGGTCGCGGTCCAGGGCGGATGAGGCGGCGGGGCCATAGACGACGACAGTGCCGTCGTTCTGCTTCTCGGATTTCGTGATCGGCGCCCACGCGTAGGCGACAGTCATCTGGCGGCTCCCTTCGGTGAGCGCGCGATGGGTCAGTAGGTGCCGACCTCGGGGATGAGGCAGCATCGGCACAGCGGGTGCTGTGGCGGGGTGACGACGCCGCCGGGGAAGTAGGCGCCAAGCACGATCGGGCTGGAGTCCTCGTTGACGGAGCACGGCATGCACGTGTGCTCGTCGGCGGCCGTGGCCCAGGAGACGAGCCCGATGCCGTTGGCCTGGTAGATGTCGAGCGTGGCCGCGGACACGGCGCGGGAGATCTCGGTGACCGCGACCATGTCGGCCCACGCCTCGTCGTCGAGGACGTCGTCCAGGTCCCCGGCGAGGGTGTCTGCGCTGTCGCCGCGGGCGAGCGCGTCGGAGAGGGCTTTGGCGAGCTTGTCCATGCGGTTGCCGGCCACGGACCGGATGGTCACGCCGGCTTCGTTGAGGAGGCGTTGCAATCCGTTGGTGCCGTCGGCGGCCTGGACGAGCCGGGCGGCGCTGGCGTGGCCGGGTTTCCAGTTGGACCAGTCGACCGTGGCGTGCCCGGCGACGACGGCTGTCGCGGATCGTTCTCCGATCGTGTAGCCCTCGGCGTGGAGGTCGTTGATGAAGGCGAGTGCGGCGGTGAGGTTGACGCCGTGGTGGGTGAGCCAGCCGACTGCGTCGTGGTCGGTGCGGATCACCGCTCCGTCATCGCCGCCGCCGTCGTCTTCGAAGTCGTCGACGTCTTCGAGGTCGGGTTCGTCGGCCTTGGTGACGATGGCCCGTTCCGCGATCCATGCCTCGGCCACGCGCCGGGTGTCGACGGTGCCGCGCATCGTCTTGCGGATGCGGGGCGCCCAGTAGGCGACGGCCTTCTGGTCGGGGCCCCACCCCGGCCACTGTTTGGCCGAGGTGAGGTCAGCGGCTTTTGGGCCCGGGTCGCCTCCCGCGAAGAGGACACGGGTGTCGAAAGCGAGGTCGGGCGCGTCGGCCTTGGTGACCGCCTGGAACTGGAACGGCCGCCGGGGGGCGGGGTTCTTCCTGGCCCACCGTCTGAACGCTGCCAGTTCCGTCTTCACCGCCTCCGGTTTCTCACCGCCAGCCACGGGCTCGGACTCAGAGAGTTCCTCGTTGTCGTCGCCCGGCTCGCCGTTGTCGCCTCCGGCGTCCGCGGCTGTCTCGTCCGGGGCGGGCTGCTCGCCGGTGTTCCCGCTGCCGGCGGCCAGGGGTACGCCCGGTGTGGCGAAGTCGGAGGCGCCCTCGAGGAAGATGACGCCGCGGGTGGTCATGACCATCGCCATGTCCGCCTCGGGGAACGGGTACCGGGGCAGGCCGAGCCGGTCGCGGTCTTCGTTCAGGGTCATCCGGCCCCAGACGATGCGCTGCTGGGCGACCTGGTCGGCTGCGGCTTCGTCCTCGTCCTCCAGGCCCAGGAAGCGGAACTCGAGCTCGGCGGGCATGTCGAGGTGCTTGCGGGAGATGGTGGTGAGGAGCTGCTGAAGCCAGCGCAGCGTCGGCAGGGTCGCCTTGCGGTGCTGGACATCGGCCTGGCCCTCGTGCCAGCCGGACGAACCGAGGCCGCCCTGCTCAGTGAACCCCAGCTCGGCGATCGTCACGTCGAAGTGCGACGCGATCTGCTTGATCAGGTACAGGTCGTACTCGGGCCGGTACTTCTCCGCGATGTCGTCCTGCGTCTCCAGCTGGAAACCGGGCGGCAGGACGCGCAGACGGTGGCGTTCGGCGGTCTGGCCGGCGTACGTGTCGTTGAGGAAGCGTTCGTACTCGAGGATCTGCTCCGCGGTCCAACCGCTGGTGCCGTCGTTGCGGAGCAGCCCGGTGGGCACGGTGCCCTCGGTGTACTCGTCGCGGATCCACTTGCGGCGGCGCAGCCACACGTCGATGTCCTCGAGAGCCTGCTCCACCGCGCTGTACCCGTACTGGGTGTGGGTGCGGACGTTGCGCCGCTTGTAGATCAGGTGGTCGGATCGGTAGCCGTTGAGGACGTTGCCGTCGGGGTCGGTGTCGGCGATGAACTCGCCGCGGGGGAAGCCCCACAGGATCTGCTGGTAGGCGGGCTGCGGTGGCTGGGGGCGGCCGCCGGTGTTGTCCCGCAGGACCTTCACGGTCGAACCGTCGATGATCTCCAGGGCGTACAGGTCATCCCCGTACGTCCGCCGCGGGTAGATCGCGATGGCGTCCAGGACGAGGTGCTCTTCGAGGAGCTTGCTGACCCACTCGGAGAAACTTTCGCCCTCGCGGGGGTTGGGCTCTTCCCAGAAGGCGGTGCAGCGGGCGATGTCCGGGCCGAGGCGCTTACCGAGTTCGGCTTCGATCTCCGACCGGGACATGTCCGGGTTGTCGGCCTGCGCCTTCTCCGCGGCGCCCTCAGCGATGGCGATGGTCCAGTCGAGGGTGGCTACCTCGTTCTTGCGGATCTCGATGCAGCGCCGCGCCAGACCGCCGACGCCGGCCGCGTCCCGGAGGACCTTCCACGGCACAAGCCTGTCGCTGATGCCCGGGAGGTTGGTGGAGACCTGGTACTCGGTGAGGCGCGGCTCGGGCCGGCCGGTGTCCTGCCGGACCGGGTCGAGGGGGGCGGGGATGAGCGGCACGCCCGGCCCGAACGCGACCATGGGGTCGGTGCGGGGCAGCGGGGCTATTGCGCCGACGACCTGCCCGTTGACCGACACCGAGCCGAGGAGCGCGGCGACCTGGCCGGGGGTGAACGTCGCCGCAGCGGGAACGCCGGCGCTCTTGGTGGCGTCCGGTTCCTCGGTCTTTGTGCGGCGGAAGGAAGGGAACCAGCGGGCCACGCGTCACCCCTCCCGGGTCGGTCAGACGGTTCTGGGGTGGGCTGCGTGCTGGTAGGCGCGCAGGTAGTCCATGGCCTGTTCGGCGCCGGACTGCCCGGCGAGGAGCCGGTGCAGGGCCTGGCTGGTGGCGTCGACCTGGTCGTCGTGGGACGCGTTCGGGAACGCCGTGTGCTCCTGGACGTACTCGTCTATCCACGGCGCCAGTGCCGGGTCCGGCAGGTGTACGTTGCCGCTCTCAACGAATGGGGCCACTGCTGAGGCGCGGGCGTACTTGGAGTCCTTCGGTGTGATCGGGATCAGGCCGGGGACGGTGGCCCGCAGCTGCGCGATGATCGCCGGACCGTTCGCCTTGTCCTCCACGAGCTTCGCGTGGGCTTGCGGCCACTTCGCGGACATCGCCCGCACCGCCTGCGCGGTGGCGGGGAAGTCCAATCGGTCGCGGACCTGATCCAGGAGGTACACGTCCGCTCCTTGGCGGGCCCACACCTGGCCCACGACGAAGTCCGAGGTCCGCGTGTCCTTGAACGTCATGTCCCAGGACTGGATGACCTCGTCCGCGCCGTGCACCCACATCGTGCCGTCGTCCCGGCGCACCGCCCGCGACGCCGCATACCAGCGCCAGTGCCCCCGCTTGAACAGGCTGCCCTCGGCCGGGGCCGGCGCGCCCTGGTACAGCGCGGCCCACGTGCGCGAGCCGACGTCCCGCTTCGTCGCTTCCCAGTCCTCGGCGGAACGGCCACGCGCGGAGACCAGATACTGCCCCGGCTCCCGCCCCAGGGGGTCGTCGTCGCTCTCGGCCTGAGCCGGGATGTTGATGTATCGCCACTCGTGGCCGGACGGCCCCGCCAGCAGCCAGCCAGTCAGATCATCCTCGTGCCACCTGGTCTGAATGATGATCTGCATGGCATTCGGCCCGAGCCGCGTTCTGGCCGTGTCGGTATAGAAGTCCTTGCACGCCTTCCGGTAGGCCTCGCTGTCCGCTTCCTTGCGGCCCTTCAGCGGGTCATCGATCAACAGGACATCCACCGGACGGGACGTCAGCGCGCCGCCGATGCCGACGGAGTACACGCCGCCGAGATGCCCGTCCAGCTGCCACTCGTGTGCTGCGGCCGTATCGTCGCGGACGGTGAGGCCCAACTCCGGGTGAGAGACAATGTCGTTCCTGATCGCCCGGCCCCAACGACGCGCTACGCCCTTCTCATACGAGACGACGCCGATCCGCAGGTCCGGATTCTGGATAAGCAGCCACAGCGGGAAACGGCGCGATGTGCGTTCGCTCTTTCCCTCCTGCGGGGGCATCGACCACATCAGCCGTCGGCAGCGCCCCTCGGCGACGTCTACGAGGTTCGCGTCGAGGAGGTCGAGAGCTGCCGTCTGGACGGTGTTCGGGTCCAGATGCCGGGCCAGCGCACCAGGCGTGGCCCACCGATGGTGCGCACTGGCCGGCTCGAACTCGCGGGCCGCGAACTCGGCCCAGTCGAGGGTGGCCGTCACGCTCACCACCCCCGTGCACGGTCAGGAGGCAAGTGCCCGCAGGTGCCGCGGGACGACCTCCGGGACCCGGGCCTGCTGCTCGGGGGTGAGCTGGAGGTCACCGAGGATCGCCCGGATCGCCTGAGCGACGAGCGCCCCCTGCTGCTCGGCCAGCTTGATCCGACGCTCCTCGATCCCAGCCTTGATCGCCTCGCCGCACACCTTCACCAGGTGCGCGCGCTCCTGCTGGTAGAGCTTCAGCCAGATGCTGGGGGCGGCTTCCTCGGTCGTGCCGAAGTCCTCGCCGCCGGACTTCTCTCGCGTGACGCCCCAGACGAGCGGGTGCTCGCGGTCGGTACCCGAGGCGACCGCGGCGCCTTCGATCTCCTGGACCCGCTCGCGGAGCCAGGCGACGTGCCCGGCGGTCCACTGGACTTCGTCGAGGAGGGCTTCGGTCGCTGTCGTCTCAACCTTGCGGCCGTAGGTCTCCACCAGCGTCCTGGCCTTCTCTTCGGTGAGGCGTTCCTGGGCTTTGGCGCGGGCTTGCTTGGTGGCGCCGCCGTGGGAGCGGCACACGTCCTGGCCGCGCATGGCGAAAGTGCCGCACTGGGCGCCGTCGCTGGTCTTCGACCGGGCCTGGCAGCGGCGGCGGCCATCCGGGGTGAACTCTTCGAAGTCGG